CTGTAGGTAATAGAGGAATTACTTTAATACCATAATAAGCTATAATTACTCAACAATAATTTACTAGACGGATGTAGCATGGCTAACGAAACTGCAATAGATAATTTTACTAACGCCTCTAACTCTGCTACACCTCCTAGTACTCGTGGGCTAGACGCCTTTTTAGGTATGGGAGAGTTTGCTCCTGCGCCTATATCCCGTGAGTTACCAACATTACCCCAAGAAGAAACTACTACACCTACTAGAGCCCCTCTTTCTAGTTATAATGAAGCATTTCAAAGAGCTGAAAGTCAGTATGGTTTGCCTAGTGGAATTTTATCTTCTATGGCATATCAAGAAAGTAGGTTTAATCCCGATGCTGTGAATAAAAAAAGTGGTGCCACAGGCATCTTACAGTTTATACCTAAAACCGCTAAAGAATATGATATTGATCCTCGTGATCCCCATGCTTCTATTAATGCCGCTGGTAAGAAAATGGCGGGATTGGTTAAATATTATAATGGTGATGTAACAAAAGCTGTTGCTGCTTATAACTATGGGGAAGGAAACCTCAATAAAGCTATACGAAAAGCAGGGGACAATTGGATGTCTGCTATACCTGAAGAGACTCAAGGTTACCTATCTAATATATTAGGAGGACGTCCCCAACAAGCGCAAACACAAACTCCTCAAGAAGATACATATGATATTCCTTTATTAAGTGGAGGCGTTTTAAAAGTTCCTTCTAGTATATCCAGAGAAGACGCCCTTGCGGAAGCTAGGTCAAATGGAATAGATGCTGTAGGTCTAAGAGATTTACTACTAGCCAGTGGTTCTAAACTACGTGTCCCTGATAATATAACAGATGAAGACGCCCTTGCAGAAGCTAAAGAGCTACACCCAGACCTAGACTTTACAACTAAAGCTGAAGCAGAACATTATGAAAAAATGGGTTTTATACCTAGTGCTAAAAGTGCTGCTTTGATTGGGGGTAGTACCTTTCTTAGAGGTGGTGCTGAAATGTTTCAAGGTGCTGGACAGTCTATGGGCTTTCCTTTATTGGAACAAATTGGTACTTCAGGTATAGAGAAGAGTAAAGAGTGGGAGAAAAAAGCAGGTGAGATATCCGAGGCTCCTACAGAAGCAGATCCTTGGTATAAACAAGCCCCCTATTATGCTGGACAAGTAGCAGGTGGAATTGGTCCTTATGCCGCTGGTCTTGCTATTGCACCCGAAGCGGTTGCTCCGTCTTTACTTGCTGGAACTATGGGTTCTCAAGCATTAGGTAGCATGGCTCAAAGAACCGATGAGCAGGGTAAAGATTTTGAAGTAGTGCCTCATCTACCTGCGGCGGCGGCAGAAACAGCTGTTAATTATGTAACCCTAGGGGTCTTAGGTCCTCTTAAAGGTAAGATACAAAGTAGGTTTATGGAAGAACTGCTAACGCCTAATGTTCAAAAGTACATTGCCGATGTAGTAGAAACTAAAGGTGTAGAAGCAGGTAAAGCTGCGGTTGGGTCTAAAGTTGCTGACATTGCAAAAGAATTTGGATTGAATACTACTGGTATGGTATTTGGTGATGTAGGTTCTGCTGTTATTGAACGTGCCGCTACTGGACAGGATGTGTCTTCTCCTGAAGCTATGAATGAGTATTGGGAAAACCTTAAAACGGACCTTGTTGGCGGTGGTTTATTAGCGGGGCCTATGGGCTTATCTCGTCATGCAGGTAAACAAGGCGCTTTAGAACAGGCTCAAGCAGAAGCAGAAGCCCCACCTCCGGTTGCACCAGAAGTTAGTCAACCAGAAGTTAATGAACAAGGTTACACACCAGAACAACAAGCGGCTATAGACGCTGCTAATGCTCAACCACAACCAACAGGAGAAGTTATTGCTCCTGTATCGGAACCCTCAGCGCCAGAACAACCTACGACAGAACAAGCCCTACCAACAGGAGAAGCCGTTACTCCTATACCTGAACAACCCACGACAGAACAAGTATCTGTTGCGCCAACTTCGCCTATTGTGGAAGAGCAAAATGTAACTCAAACGGATACAGGCGAAATAGAAGAACCGACTATAAGACAACCTGAACAACCTAAAGCGCCTGAACAACCTGAAGCGCCTCATTGGGCGGATACTCTTGGAATAGCTCCATCTAGTGCTAAGTATAAACAACTTAAGCAATTAGATATAAATGATACAGATCAACATCCAGCTATAAAACGCATATTAGACTCGGTTGCTAGTACAAATATGAAAAAGGACTCTGCGGCTATAGAGGATCTTTATAAACAGTTAGATGTTGTATCTCCAGAAGAGACTAGTAAAAAGAAATTAGATTTTGGTGAAGCCCTAGGGTACGGCTGGAAACCCCAAGTAGATAGAGAAGGACGTATAACTGCTAAATTAAAAGAAACAGAAAACGAGGAGCTACGTAAAGCTGTACATAGTAGTGACATAAACTCCACTATAAGCGTTCTTAGCGAAAGTAAAAATCCTATTATTAGACACTTAGCAGAAACTACAAAAAACCTTACTGATCTTAATATTAAAGTTGGTGGTCTATTAGGTAAAGCAAAAAGAGGGGCTACACGGGCGGGAGAATATTCTCCATCTGCTCACACTATACGTTTGAATCCAAAATATGCAGGTAACGAAACTACAGTAGGGCATGAATTGCTTCATGCTAACGTATACCATGCTATAGAAAATCCTACACAGAAGCAAAAACCTTCTGTTGAAGGACTCAAAAAATTACATGAAACAGTTAAAACTCACCCTACTTTACATAAAGAATATGGGGTTACAAATGTCCATGAGTTTGTATCTGAAGGCTTAACTAACCCGGAGTTTCAATATAAGCTTAAAAAGATCAAATACGAAAACACTACTATGTGGGGCAAGTTCACACAATCTATAGCTAATATGATTGGGGTTAAACGCGACAATGCCTTTATAGAACTACTTACCCATACAGAAAACTTATTGCCTAGCGAACCAGTACGTAGAAGGGAAGGTGAAAAAGGTGCTAAGCCAATATACAACGAACAGGAGCAAATAAATGCCAACCAAATCCCTGAAACAACAACACCTAATGTTAGCCGCGGCGCACAACCCGAAATTCGCCAAGAAGGTAAAGGTGCCCCAATCGGTAGCGAAAGAGTTCGTAAAGGCGGACCAGAAAGTGGGCAAGCTAAAGAAGAAAAAATAGGGAAGGTATCTGATAGATATCCTAATGCTACAGCAGAACAAAAAGCTAGATTAGATATGACTAGCAAAGAAGCTGCAGAACGCATTGATAGATTAACTGAAGGCGCTAGACAAATAGAACGTGGGGAAATAACCCATAATGACTATCAAAAACTTGTCGATGAAAACAAGCCTGTAACAGAGTATAACTACGTTCCAAAACCTGAAAAAGACAAGGACATGTGGAGAGCTCTCTCAGGGAAAGATAAAAAAGATAAACTTAACGCACCTATAGAAGAAGGTAAAAAAGTTAATGTTCGTTTGGATATTCCTGCGTATACAGATAACAATGTTTGGGTGCCAACTATCCACGAAGGTGGTAGGACTATAGCTCATAGAAGTACAGCTATTATAAATAATGTAACCATGCAACTTAAAGAAAAGCTTGCGTTACTTATTGCCACTAGAAAAATGGTTTTTGATAAACGAGCTGGCAAAGACCTCCCTACTTCTAAAAAACCTATTGCCACTATGGAAGGTGCTTGGGAAAACCATACTCCAGAACAAGCATACGCCGAAGCTAAAAAGGCTATGGAAGAATACAACAAGGGGGAAGGCGATTGGACTCAAGTAGGTATGGACCCAGAAAGACACAGTTATTTTTACGATCGGAAAACACAGCAGCCTATTACTAGTGCGGATCGTGTCATCCAAGTAGGTCCTCTTGTATTAGCTAAAAACGCTAAACGTGGAGAGAAAGCTAAAGAAGAGTATCTTTACTCAGAAGTGCCTTCTGATGAGCCTGAGTTAGATAGATTGCGTTCGGCTGACATTTTGGTGGACCGTAGTCCTAAAGTAGAAGAATTAAAAAAACAACGTGATAAAGATATAGAAAAAGCTCAAATGGCTGCTAGTAACCAAAGTGTTATTGGTCGCACGTTAAATAAAATACGTCAAAAATATATAGCCCACGATAGTATGTTGGATTACTTAACTCGTGAAGACAAAACTGTTATGCCTAACGGAGAGTTTCACGAACGTACACTGCGAAATCAAGCTAAAGAACGTAGAAACTTTATAAGTAATGCTATAGAACATGGGTTTGTTACTCGCTCTAGTACGGGACTATTAACTATAAATAGATCAGATAAACTTAATTTAGTTAAAATTTTAGAACGTTCTCATGACCTTCCTAAAGGATATAAAGCAGAAGACGTTGAGCGTATTCTTACAGTGCTTGCTAATGAAGGACACCAATTAAGATATCAAGATATAGAACGCCGAGCAGTGCAACGCAGAGCCGATGCAGATAAACTAATGGCCTTTGCAAAAACATTTCCTAAGAAGTCAGAGCCAAGAATATCTGCTATGACCGCAGCAAAAGAAATACGCAAATTGGCTGAAAGCGATCAACGTAGAGTAGATAAGATAAAAGCCGAAGGCGGTATAGGTGCACATATTACGCCTGATATGATATCTGACGCACATAAAGTTATGTCTACTGTACCTGAAATTAAATCTATTGTGGATGATGTGCATAAAGTCATGCGGTCTTTGGTAGATTTGTTAGAAAGCACTGGTAATATAGATGCAACCGTAGCTCGTGAATGGCGTAATCCTAAGTATCAGTACGCTCCGCTCTATATGTCTACTGACGAACTAGAATCTATGGGGGAGTCTAATATAAGTGTTTCTTCTGCAGTAAAAGGTATCGGTAAAGTTAAAGCTAAAGGAGTTAGTGAACATAAAATAAACATGTTTGAAAACTTACAAAAACATTATGCTTTTGCTGTTGATGCTGCAATGGAAAACAATTATAAAACTGCATCATTAAACTGGTTGGCTAGACATGGCTCTGCCAGGGAGTTAGCTTTTAATAATGGTAGTAAGTTCATGCAGGTGGTTAGTGTTTTACGTAAAGGTAAATCTGTTATGTATGCCATTGACGATCCAGTATTATTCGATGCTTTTAAAGATGTTGCTAGGTTAGAATTACCATCCTTTATTACTGCTCCATCTATGGTTATTCGTAAAGGCGCTTTGACAAACCCTATGTTTTGGTATCGCCAATTAATACGTGACCCATTCATGGCTAATTTCACTGCTCAAACAGGGTTAGTTACGCCTATAGGTGCTGCAAGATCTTTCTTAAAAATTATTACTAACAGTAGTGAAGAGTATAAAGAGTTAGTTAATAAAGGTATATTACAGTCGCAAAGCAACTTAGCAGATCAAAAGATAGATTTCATTAAAGGAAGAAAACAACGAGGTGCTGTAGAAAAAGGGTGGTCTTGGATACAACACATACATGAAGCAGCCGATGCGGCTACTAGAGTGGAAGTCTATAAAGCAGCCCTTAAAGAAGCTAAGTCAGTAAAAGGTTTAACCGAAGAAGGCAAAAAAGACTTTGCTACATCTAGAGCTAGAGACTTTATGAGTTTTGCTAACCAAGGTAATGACGCTACTATACGCATGGTAAATCAATCAGTGCCTTTCTTTAACTCGTTTTTAAATGGTATGGATGTGCTTTTACGTAATGCTTCTGGAATGAATATGTCCAAAGCTGATGCAGCTAGAGCACGTAAAATGTTTAGAACTAGGGCTATGTATATGACTCTAGCCTCTATGGCCTACTCTTACACCTTAGCTAATAGCTCTCAAGATTATAGAGAAGCCAAAGCTGATGATTGGATGAATAACTGGTTGATACCAACTCCATGGAATAACCGTATGGGCAAAGCAGCATCTCCATTTGAAGTAGGTATTGCATTTAAACTAATACCAGAAGCTATGGTACGACAAATGATGGGTTTAGATACAGGCACTCGTAGTAAAGAGTTATTATATAATTCTGTTATTAATGGGCTAACCCCACCTTTGCCTATCCCTGCATTTATTAAACCTATATTAGAAGCTGTTACTGGTAAATCTATGATCAGTAAAAATCCAGCAGAGTGGTTTGACATTGAAAACCAAGGGGATAAAAACTTAGTCCGTGCAGAACGTGGTAGAGGTAAATCTTATCTTGCTGATGCCTTTAGTGATGTTACTGGAACATCTCCGGCTATTGGTGCTCAACTTTTAAGAGGGTATTTTACCGAGGTTTATAACGTAGCTGATATGTTTGCAAAAGGAATATCTACTGGTTTTGGAGAACAGGTAGGTAAAGATTGGACTGAAACTACACCTTTTGTTAAAGCCTTTGTTACTAATCCTAATGCTTTGGCAGATCAAAATGAAGTATATTCCCAAGCAGAAAAATATAATCAGATATCCAATACTCTTAAACATTTACTTAGAGTAGGAGACCCAAGAGCGGCATTGTATGCTACATCGGAAAACATGCCCGCCTTATACGGTAGTAAAGCAGAAGCTAAAGTCCTGTCAATGATGGCTAAGTTAAATCAAGCTATGGTATTTACTCAAAACGATGCGTCTATGCCTATAGAAAAAAAGCGTAAACAAATGGATGAGCTGCTTACTATGAAGCGTAATATACTTAAGATGGGTACAGGAATAATAAAGGATGTTGAAGAGGATTAATAAAAAAGCCCCGTAGTAACGGGGCAAGGATATAACTAACACATAAACGACATCACAGAGAAATTTAATGAGCGCACTACATATTAGCATGTAGTGCATATCTGTCAAACATTTAATTCCGGTAAACTCAATTTTGTAGTATCCAACCATAATACGGGTACAGGTACCCCAGCTGCAGCAGTATTCTCTGCTAAGCGTTTTCTAGTCTTAGTGCTCAATACAATACCCTTTCTTTCTATCTCATTATAAAAGCTTTTTACAGGCACTCTTCGCTCTGCACACCATCGCTCTAGGGCGCTCTTCGCTATATACATATGGTTAGTGTCAGGCTCTATACGTACCACTAGCTCTCCCATTGCCTCTCTGACAGGGCGCTCATTTAATAACACGCTACCCACCTCTATAGAGGTGCTATTAACCACAAGAACATTTCTATTATGCTCGTTTAAAAACCTACCCAGTATCGATACCGAGTCCTCAGAGCTACACTCTTTTACTGTAGCTTGTACAGAACCTAACGTGGTAACAGCCCATTGTTTAATGCTGTCTACATCTATGTCGTGCAAACCTAATCTTTTAGCGATAATAGCACCTGTGAAAGCCGCCGCACAACATGCAGAATAGAATCTTTGTTTACCAGTAAATCCAGCGCACTTATCAAAGTCTTTTTGGGTCTCTTTTAACAACTCTAAAACTTCAGGTAGGTTATCTACAACATAAGTCATAAAAACTTCTCCAGCCATACCATAGTTTTCAGGCAGTAATTGGTCATACCAATAGTCAGATTCTTCCTTTGCTAAAGAGTCGTCACTTTCAATTTCGAGCTCTATGATCCGATACAGCTCGCCTTCTACTGATGCTCTATGTTGTTTTAAAGTGTCGTATAAACTGTTATTGCCTGATGTTACGGCTATGGTATTCCACTGAGTTACGTTTTTACGCAGTGTATTTGTATGTGAGGACATACGGTTCTTGCCTGAGTTTTGAGATATAGAGAAGACAAAATCACTCAATGCCTCACCATCCATATTAGTGATCTCATCTATTAACAAAGGCAAATGACGTAGCACCCCAAATCTATGGTACTTGGCGTTCATGGTATCTTTGTTATTCATCATAGTCTTAACGGGGTCACCCCATATACTACCTGCCATTTTCTGAGCAGTAGTTTTACCCACACCTGATGCCGCATTGGTGAGATGCACCGTTACGCTACCTAGATTTAAGAAGTTATATAAAGGAGCACCAAACCCTACAAACAATACAAAAGCTCGTGCTTCATTGCCCTTCTTAGCGTATAAATTAGCGATAGTTCTCCATGTATCTAAAGACCCCTCACGTTGATATAAAGGAGTTACTTCGTCAGTTGATGCTGATGTAGGACTAAATAAAATACCCTTATCTAGCGCCACTTCACGGCTACCCATAACGAAACTTGTATTATTATCGTGCCAACCAAAGCTGGCTCTTGCTTGTTCTGGTTTGTCTTTCAATTCCGCCACCCAATCTTCAAAATACTTTTGTAATAACCCTAATGTTCTGGGGGTAATAGCCTTATACACTCCATGGAATGTGAGCAGTTCCTGGCACTTATCTCTCTTACCTATAGCCGTCAGGGGGGCTATAAACTCCGTAACCTTTTTAGGTTCATTAGGGCCCTGTGGCTCTATGTGCACTATCTGTATGGAGGAGCCTCCATGATGTGGATCATCTAACCGTTTCTTAACCCATAAGTCATTTTCATATATAACGTCTTCTATCTGCTCCGGCGTTTCATCACCATCTTGCACTTCCATACTAAGTCTAACAATGCCACCAGAAGCCCGTCTAGCCCATCCAAAAGGATATTTATGTGGTGCTTCCATAGTTACATTTTGCTGTAGACTCTCATGTGCTAAGTCTTCAATGCTATTATCAGTCGGTGATGCTAACTCTACATATTTGCCTAATTGTATAGGGCTTGTTATTTTTCCTTTATGTATGCACCCTCTACATATATCAGGGTTATCCTTTTGAAACTCTAAGCAGGTACGAGGACCTTTAAATCGTGAAGACTTTTCCTCTGTCTCACTAACGGTATAATTTGGGTGTCCTTCAGATATAGTATGGATTGCCTCAGCTCCATCTGTACATGCTTTAGCTATAGATAATATAGCCCACCAAAGAGGTTCTTCTAATGTAGTGCGATGCTCATCCGCATACAAAACTTGTGCGCACCCTGCACAACGCTCAAATATTTTATTCTTAAAAACAATAGACTCATTACCTTCGCCATCCGTAGAAACTACCTTTACTTTTTCTTGATTGGAAATAAACTTACGGCTCTTACGAAGAATGATTTCAAACTTACTAGGTGAATGTTCCCCACCCATAAGGCTCTTTGTTAAATCATCTGTCTGACCTAAGTTTAGAGTGTTGTGTGTAATAGCTGGAGGTACAATCTGTGAAAACTCAGCAAAGGATATAGGCTCTGCTGCTATTTTTATATATACTCTTTTTCTCTTATTAGGGTCTTTTGTATTAACGGTATCAGGCACTCGTAAAATACGTGCTCCGTCCCCTGTCACACTACTATCAACTTGAAACCCAAACTCATGGGTAAGTTCTTTTAATCTAATACCTACAGGCTTCCATAGGTTATAAGGTACATCTTCCCCCAGCATCCAATACGCATGAATGCCATTACCTGAATCTACTAGCATCGGTACAGGTAGCCCAGTGTGCTCACAAAACGCATACAGGGCAGTTACGCCTTCTTGTTTAGTTTTGTAAAACTTAGTTGGTCCGCAATCAATATCCACAAAATATGAACGATGATATGCGATATTTGATACTGTGGCTTGCTTGGTGTTATCTACAAATGTAGGCGTAGCAAAATAGGCTTCTCTACCGTCTGCTACTAGTTGATCTATGTATTCGTCTGCTTCATCAAAATCTATAAAAAATTTAGAGACAGGTTTACCACGAGTCTGATCATAATACAGACCTCTTATATTAATGTAGCCCGATGGGCTAAACATCATGTCAAAAAATTCTCTCCGTGTCATAGCTTTATGCCCGTATAAATTAGTGCTAAAAAAGGGGGTTTTAACACCCCCCTATCTGGGATAAAACTTAGTCCTCGTCATCTCCCCATTGACTTAGAACATCGGCAAGATCTTTAGCAGGAGCGGGCGTTGCCTTTCTTTCTCTGACAACAGGTGCTACTTCTGGAGCAGTTTCTACTTTAGTTTCACGGAACACAGGCGCCGCAGGTGCAGGGATATAGCCAGCAGTTGGCGCTTTATTGCTGTCTGCTAATACTGGGTTATAAGCGATTGCATCTAAAGATTGTTGATCTCTACCTAAAATACCTGCGGCTTCAATCTCTTCCACAGTTAGTGCTCTAGCCGCTCTAAATGTTAACTTAGGTGCAGTAGAACTAGCATCAAAACGAATCTCTGTAAGTACACTTGAGATAGTCAATCCATGACCACCGATAAACTTAGCATAAGCGCCTAATGGCATTTTACCGTTTTCCGCTTTACCAAAGATAGATTGCGCAGGAATAACCATACGGTATATATCACTATTCTCATGAGGTGATCCAACAACAACAGCCAATCTACGATTGAATCTACAAGCTCTTGACGTACCTTGACCAGAACCATTGATATTCATTGGGCATACTGCACACGCACTAGCTTGTGGCTTTTCAGAAGAAGCATCAGGTTTAGTACCATCATTAGACCAGCATATAGGCGCTGACTTTTCTCCTTCTTTATAAGTTCCTTCATAATAAGTACGACTAATATGCGGTGCCGCATTAACAATAACAACGTCAAGCGCACGGTCGTCACTAACCATAACTTCTTGACCATCTACAACCATACGGAAACTACCACCTCTAATAGAGATAGTCTTATTGCTACCGCTACTGCCCATAAGGCTCTTAGTTAAACTGTCCAAAGCACCAGTACGTAAGTGTGCTGGGATTGTTGCTCCTGCTTCTCTAAATAATGCTACGTCATTTGCCATGTTATATACTCCTAATAGTATTTGATTTTACGATCAAGTCAGTAAGTTCTGCCTTGTTATATATGTTTGTGCCCGATAGACCTTTACGATAAGCTGTTATTAAACCTTTATTTCTAAAGGACGCCAGAGTCTGGCGACTTATTTTAAGTAAGGCCAATACTTCCGCAGTGGACAACCACTGGTCATCTGTGAGCTGGTCATCATAGCCCTCATCTAAATTCTCGTCAAATTTCATTTCGATTACTCCTTATTTTGCTTTGCGAACAGACACAGTATATGTGCTGCTACTGTTAAGCCCAATGGGCAGTTGGTCTGGATTTTCTTCCAGGAATCTTTTCATATTACCTTGACTGATACGTTGCTCCATAAGATGCATGGCGTCATGCTCTTTTATAAAGTCATACATACTATTCCAATCATTAGTAGAAAACCTTGTAGAAACACTACGTGATACCGTGCCGTAAATAGTTTTAATATTAGTAGCACCTACTTCTTTCATCATTTCTAGCATTTGGTTAGAAACCATTGCTTGCTGCTCTTTTAAAACATTATCTTGCTCTTCATAAGCACGTAAAATAGCACTGCGCTTATCTCTAATTTTTATGTAGACTGATACTAATTTATCAGCAGATACTTGTGTTTCCATTTTTGTCTCCTTTGGTTCTCTTACGAAATTCGTAAGGCTGTGTGTAAGATAGCATACTTTGTTATATAAGTCCAAATATATTTTTATACATATTTAGTAAAGTGTTTTGAGCTTCTGTTTTATTTGTCAAGCTTGTATACAAGGCCCGTTCTACAGAACTACCTACTAAATGTACAACTGTACATGGATTCTTTTGCCCCTGCCTATGTACTCTGGCATTAGCTTGAAGGTAAGTCTCTGTACTAGTTATCGGACCCCACCATATGATGGTATTAGCAGCATGTAGTGTTACCCCATGAGCTGCAGCTTTCGGCTGGATAATAAGCACTTGTGGATCTTTCTCCATTTGAAACTGGTTAAATATTTTTGTACGGTTGGTAGCCGTAACACCGCCGTGAATAACATCGGACGTTATACCTAGTGAATCTAAGTGCCGTTTGATGGTGACTATGCCATGTTTAAAATTAGCGAATATAAGAACCTTATGACTGCTCTGCTCAATTATCTCCGTCATTTCTTTTAATCGCACCGAACAATCAAACTCTACCACTTCTCCTGTATCGGAATAGGCTGCACCAGATGATATCTGAAGGAGCTTATTCATTTTAACTGCGGCGTTAACCGCACTGACTTCTTCTCCTGCCGCCTCAAACAACATTTCTTTTTTAAGTAGATCGTAATACTTTCTCTGTTGTGGGGTTATCGGGGTGTCTCTTTCTGTATAAGTCAGCTCCGGTAAGTCTAAACATTCTTCTTTGGTATACCGAATTGCTGGTTGGAGTACCTTGTACACTATATCCTGTGCTTCAGGACGAGGGATATATTTAAACTGAGTTATCTTTAACATTACCTTGTCTTTAAACGCCCCGATATATCTAGGCACCGAGTCTGGTCTTAATATCTTAGCTAACCCATAGGCGTCCATAGGAGACTGAGCTGCAGGTGTTCCTGTCAGTAACCACAGCCATGTGTGTTGGTTGATCAAGCTATTCAAAGTCTTCCATCTTTTAGTAGTTGGTGTCTTTAGCGCCGATGCTTCGTCACATACAATCAGGTCAAACCCCCCTTTAGCTATTTCATTAGCTACTATCTCTATCCCATCATAATTAATAATTACAAACTCAGCATCAGACTTAATAACTTTAATGCGTTTATCTCTGGAGCCATGGGCAATATCTACCATACGGTGCATAGCCGTTTTAAATAAGTCTGCTCTCCATGCTGGATCCATAATAGATAGAGGGCATATAACTAATACTCGTTTAATAATTTTCTTAGTCATTAGATAGTCAGCTGCCCATATAACACTCATGGTTTTGCCTGTATTACCTGATGCAAACACACACCCGTTCCTACGAAATAGTAAGAACGTAGAAGGCACCGTAAAACAATATTTAAACCCGTCTGTAGATTTACAGTCGAACACTGTTTTAGTCGTTGTAGAGTAATATCCTAAATGCTGTTTACCTAGCTCTCTAATAGTTACGTTATAGCATGTATTTTTATTCTCTCTTTTATCTTCAGTAATTCTAGCTATATGTCCTTTACTATTAAATACCATCTGTACAAAGTCAGCCGATATTCTTGATATAGAACTAAACTCATTAGCTTTAATACCTTTTCTTATACACCCGTCCCAATGAAGTACCTCGTTATAAATAATATCTATTTGTGCGGTGTTGCATTTATAAAATCTTTCATCAAATTCCTTTAACTTAATAGGGGAATCAAACTTAAATATATGAAAACCTTCCGCTGATTCATACTTTGGAGTTGTTTCTACATAAGCTATACCTGTTTCCTTTAGTATCTCCCTTAGTCTTTCTACTTTCCTTTCTTTCTTTAAGCGCATAACGCATCTAGCAGTGCCTCCTGAGAAGTGCCCATCTGCTATTACCGCTACTTGTAACCTTAGCTCCGCATCGGTTATTGCCAGCCCTTGTCCCCACGGTCTTATATAGGTAGCAGGTGTAGTCGCATGAGCAAAACTTATAGTGTCTCTTCCATGGATAATTTTTTCTTTTCTATGTTTAGCATCATGTCTATACTGCATATACGCAGCTGACATAACCGCAGTCTTATTCGTTTTAGACGCATTATCAGATACAAGCATACGATGTTCAGGACTAAGCATTTGATCTACGCCGTATTTAGTTTTAAAGTGAATCATATCTGTGCAAGGCTTTTTAACATACGCCTCAGGGGGCACAAACTCTATCGCTCCTGTATCCGGTATGTATTGCGCTACGTCCCCCTCAAGGTATTCGGATATTTTCTTCCAACCTGTCGGTGATAGATATTCTGTTTCTGAGTCTACGCACCCCATGTCGTTTAAACAAAAGGCTCGTTGATTAAGAGTCAAGAAAGACGCAGTGTCCTTTTGATGTTCAAAAGGTTTATACATTCCAGGCCAGTTGTACTGCCCCACTATAGGGGACGGCACATTCTTAAAACCTAAGTTCTGTAATATCTTGGCGTTAGCCAATGTCCATTTAACAGCTACTTCGTAGCCCACACCTGATGGGGTTTGTGTTTGACTTACTACATGAGACTGAGGGATAACCTGAGTCACCTTGTCAGGGTCTCGTGTTTTTAGCACGAGCGCTTTATTATCTATAATTTCCATTATTTTCCTTTTTATTAACAATCCCTTACGGGGATGAAGCGTTTTAATTATCTCTAAATGAAGTCGTACTCTTCTTCATCCTCGTCTTTTAGTAACTCTACTAATGGGGGTTTAACTAGCTCATTGCTTAGCAACCACTTACGCACTCTACTGTTACATTGTTTTCTTTCTTTCTTTGCCACACGCCATGTGAAATCACACAAGGCTTCTATATTACGTTCAATAAGCTCTTCATTGAGACCTGCGTCTCTAGCTAATTGTCTAACTGATCTCGTTTTAATAATCATTTCTTTTTATTTTTTCGCCTGTTTGCCTACTTATATACCCATTAAACTGATTACTTTTCATGGTGTTTTCCTTTAAAGTTAACAACTGTAAGTTAATGGGTATATGTAGTCCACATACCTCTGGGTGGTTAATTGGTATTATATGGTCTACTGTTAGCTTTAGTAGTTGAGCCTGTAGATATATATTTTTTAACGCCCCTTTATCCACCCATTCGGGGGTAGCATCTCTTACTTTACGTCTTCTATGATTAACCATAGCTCTATATAACTCAGGGTTTTTTGATATACATCGAGCCTTTGTTATTGCTGCTTTACCTGAAGCTGTACGCTTAGCACTGCTTTTTCTATACATTTCCCTAGCCCTACTAGGGTTATTGGCGCTCCATTCTCTGTTCCTAGCTAAACATCGCTCTACATTTTTCAACCGCCATGCTTCTTTTCTAAGTCTATAACACTCTTTACAGTAATTCCTATGTCCATCTTTGCATGTGTTAGCCTTACTATACATATCTAATGGCTTTTCTATATTACATGCGTTGCATACTTTACTTAACATTGGGCACCTTATAGGAACTCTTACCTTTTCTCCACCCTCTATTGGACTTTGCACTTTGGACTTTTGTATTAGCATCAGTGGCGGCTCCACCATTTGATAAGGCAACCTTATGCCCAATTTCTTTCCCGTCTCCAACCTTAGCTTTACCTGCGGCGATCGCATGACGTCTAGCTTTATTACGTGCCACTCTAGCGGCTACTTCCGCAGGGGCTTTTTGACGTTCAGCTTGGTAAGCTAGTTTTACTTTACTTGTTTTAGGCATTATTTATTCTTCCCATTATGAGGACAACTTAACGTACCACACCATTGGCGACATAGCCCATTAGGTTTAGCATTAAAGACGCCTGAATTATACGCCATTTCTCGTTGGGTCAACAACTCATCATATTTGCTAAAGATCTCAAGCCCCCATTCTTTAACAAAGTCTTCTTTTATAAATTCTTTAGATACTACAAACAGCAAGGACGTTTTAATCTTTTTAATTTCTGGATGTTTAAGAAACATTGCAGCTGCCATTAAAGCTAACTGTTTTATATCCGCATACTTAGCACTTTTACCAGATTTATAGTCTACAATCCAAGCTTTATCCCCATCGAGTATGACCAAATCAGCCACACCGCGGAACCAAACGTCATCATCGAAAAAATCACAAGCAACCAATCTTCCCTCATGTTTCTTTACCCCCAACTTTATTTCACATAACTTTTCCCCCGGTATGGCATTGAGTTTGTCTAGGTAGGGCTTTATAAACTTAAACCTTGGATCGATCTCTTTACCATCTCGGATGTATTCTTCAGCAGCAAGGTGCAGCTCTGTCCCATACAGGGTAGCTTCAGTCTCTTGATAACCCACTTCTTTAGTTACTCTTTCTGACTCATACTTTTTAGGGCATGTGTCGTATAATTTTATTGAACTAAAACTCCATGCGGGTATTTTCATTTATTATCCTGCTTCTTTAAGGGTTACCCCAAATGCCCCCTCTGCGCCTAATGGTATTCCTGGCATCCAACTAGGTTCCTTGCATAACTCCCCAATTATAAAATCAAAAGCCTCTTGGGCTTCCTCTTTAGGAACTACACAATAACAACTATCATGGATAGTGAGGGCGATCTTATAACGTCTGGTGATTCTCACCATGGCTTCGCCCATTATACACCTTGCTAGGCTCTGTATGCAATTTTGCACGACTTTACCACCATATATCTTACGTCTTGAACCTCTATGGCTGGAGTATGTCCACTCGTCTTGTTCTATTAAGTCAGGATATTTTAAGTAAAGCCCAGATGGTAATAGTATTCCTTGTTTACCCATTACTTTTAAGTTAATAGCACCGAAATTGGAAGTGACGTTATCACGCATGTCTCTTAGTACCTGAGTGCCTTCATTCCACGTAGCCTTAACCTTATCAAACTCGCTCCTGTATAAGTTTACAATGCGTTCTGCTTCGTCTTTGCCTATGTCGTTACCGGACATCGCTCTGATAGACTCCCTTAACTTAGCAGCGCCTGTACCGAACCCAAGTCCTAAAATGCAATTATGCACTATCAAGGGTCCCCTATCAGTTAGTATGGTGAACCTGTTCCTTGAGCCGCAGTTCAAGATATCGTATACGCTCTTCAAGGTCTGCGACTTGTCGTTTGTTTTTGAGGTTGCTACTACGGGGCACAAATCTAATATTGTTTGGCTCGTATCCTTTGTTATTATCTGTCCTATCCATTTCAAACTCTGGAATATCCCACCCGTCCAATGTCTGAACATACCTAAGAAAAACTGCCCTGTCTTCTCTCCACTCTTGGAACACATGTATACCCCTTCCCCCATAGTGTTTGTAGTTGGCATCGTTCTCATTGTGGCATCGGGTGATTGCGGCAGATAGTCTGTTAAGTAGTCTTGTTCTATGGGTGTCATCAGGAAGAGCTTCAGAATATACCCAATACCTTTTTTTACTCGCTGCTTTTTTAGCGCATAGGCTACACCTAGTGCTTTTAAAGTTTTTAAAGTTATGGTTGTCCACAGTGTACTCTTCTTGACTACAGTCGCATTTAACAATAAGTGCCTTAAAGCCTTGAAGTCCTTTGAGATAGCCTGTAACGGTAAGTTTCCCGCTCCTGTAACCAATGCTTGGAAGAGGATACTTAAGTCGCTTTCTAGATATTGTGCTTCCTTCCAGTGTGTTCCTAACCACACTAGATGGTCTGGTGTTAATGACGTCCCGTAAAGCTCTAATGTTTTCTTGTAACCGTTGTTCACTAACCCTTGGTGGCATACCCATTCCTCCCCATCCCATAATCTATCATTCGTGGTCACCTCTTCTATCAGTTTCCACCCTGATTCACATAATACAGGAGTTCCCTCGGCAACACAAGTCTTACCTACAAAGCGTTGCTCTTTAGTAACTTCATCGTACCCTACCTTAAACGCAGTAGCCGCAAAGTCTTTGTACAAATCTAGACCGTCAGCGATAATTTGTAATTTATCTAACTGCCCTGAAAAATATAAACTAACTCTTAACTCGATGTTACTAAGGTCAGCCCCTACTATTACATAACCTTCTGGTGCTTGTATCGCATGTTTAATAGGCGATGTTCTTGGTAGGTTCTGCATGTTAACGCCATCACATCCGCTCCATCTACCTGTTACATCAGCACCATAATACTTTAATGGTATGGGCATAGCCCCACCTGCATTGGCTATCTCTATAAAGCGTTCTGTTCTACTCTCTTCCAATGTAGACTTAGTACCTAACCTAGCAGCAACAATAGCCTGAACATCAAAGTCTGGAAAGTCTAATAACTCTTTCATCTCTTCATCTGTCTTAGCAAAAGCGTAAGTTTCCTTACCAGTAGCAGGGCTTATCTTTAGTGGAGGGGTAACACCATAGGATCTTAATATATCTGCAAACTTATTGTTGCTCATAAGGTCTTCTTTAGCTATACCACTCGCACTTAACAGCTCTTCCTTACGTTTCTTAGTATGGTATAAATGGTCTTCAAGTGTGGGTATGTCTAAGATAAACTGGGGTTCACTATGCATACGTATGGTCATATCAATAAGCTTCATCTCGGTCTTATTAAAATGCGGTGCTAAGTTTAGGAATAGCCCATAAGTAAGATCAACATCATTAATACAATACTCTCCGTACTTATCTAAATCTTCCTCAGTAAAGTCTACTCTACGTTTACCTAGCGCACTGACAACCTCTGTGCCTTTCTCACCTAGCCCATAATGAATAGCAAGTTTAGCTAGTGATCCTCCTACTTCTGTACCATGTACAGCACGTGCCATAGACAATGTATCTATCCACAACTTAGGCTTTATACCGAACCTCCATGTCAATATAGTCGCATCGAACATGGCATTATGTGCGTAGACCCAAGCATTTGCCCAGTCAAACTTATTTAACCAGACCTGTGTCTCTTCCATCGTGCCACTAAACCATTCAGTTGGTTCGTCATTAACTCTTACTGCAACTCCGATAACCTCGAAGTGAGGGTGGTCTACATATGCTTGTGTACTTATTTTTGAAAGGGAGTAATCCTTGCTGTAAAAACTTTCTATGTCAACCCCGATAATAACCATTCTTTTAAGTGTCCTATGTTAGTTTCATTTATCACAAAGGCAAAGCCCTTGGCAGTTTTTATTCTTTCTATCTCTCTAGCCTGTATAGCCGTCGCTTGCTTGTTGCCAGCTTTTGTTTCTATAGCTATTAAATATCCTTGATGACAAACTATAAAGTCTGGGATAGCCGACTTACCGTAACCAGACCCTACAGGCATACAATACCATGCTCCTACCTCAGCAAGTATACTTTTTACTTGCTTCTTGATAACTCCTTCTGGGGTCACTACTCTTCTCCGGTCATGTCGATTAGGTTGTACGGCGTTGGAACTCCCACTGGCTCTTCATGTATTATGACTGTTGCCGGAGAATCTCCGTGGTGAATGATCTCCATATTTCCCACATTTTGTATAAGCGTATTTCCTTTACCCCCCATGTCCATAATAGTGTAGCCTCCTGCTGTTTGTTCTATAGCTTGCATAGGTTGCCCAGGCGTTAAGATAAGTGACGCTGCCATAGATAGTGTGGGCATTAACAACATTAAAAATAGTATGGTTTTCATAGCTTCCCCTAGTGTAGAATTTTAGGTGTATCTAGAAAGGCACGGATCTCTTTAGCTAATACATTTCTTTCACTTCTTTTACAGCTTTCAATTAAGTTTTCAAGGGCATGGATTGTAGCGTTTTTATATAGAGAGTCGATAACATGCATGAAGTAGTCTCCGTTTGGTTCGTCATTTGGTACACTAAGTCCTATACCTAATTCATTCTCTACTATCCTTACTAGTACGTACACCCCTTCTTCATCATCTTCATCTTCTTCGAGTTCTTCTACCCAGTCTAACTGCTCAGCGTCTACCATTGTAATACTCCTGTTGCGTTTAAAATCCACATTAAATTAGTTATTATTAAACCCATTGTGGCAAACCGCACTGTCCTAACCAATGCATACATTCTAGCCGCTGCTGCATCTAACATTAGAGGCATACTTTCATTAACCTGCTCATCAAACTTATGCTCTTGATATTGCTCCCAAGATGTTAATAGATCTATTATTATATCTGCTGTTGGTATGCTTATATTATCTCTTATCGTTTTCATTTTATTATCTCTTATCGTTTTCATTTTATTATCTCTGATGTTTTATTATGTTTGCTTCCCATAAGGGAGTTTCTTTTTTACACTCATCACATATCTTTAAATTCAATCCATAATACTGCCTAAACTTTGTGCATTTGTGCGGCGGGTAAAACCAACCTTTAATCTTTTCAATCATCCTTCTGTACCTCAGCTAGTTTAGCTATGTAATGCCTAGCTTTACCTGCATCATCAGGGGCGTTTTCTTTTTTACCATCACGCATTGCATATTTAATAATACATCCTTTAAGATACCCTATAAATTCCTCTTTACTTAAAGTTATTTCCATAAGCTCCCAAGGTTGGATGCCCATTTTTTTATAGTGGTCTCCCCCCACTTGAGTTGCATCTGCTTTAGGTCCATGTGAGTAATGACTTAGGTTATTAATGGTATCAGCTGGAACCTCTTTAGGTTTCCATACAGGTTTTACAGTTGATTCTTCGTTTATCATATTGGGATAACTCCAAAGGTTTATAGGTGGAAAATAAAAGTTAGGCCATATCATTTTCTTTTAGGTACTTTTTTTAATAATCTTTTTTCGTATTGTTTTAAACGAAAGTCTGTATAACTCATCACAAACCACTCCTCTCAGCCATTTCTTTTTTATATAGCTTATATAAATTCATTATTGTTTCGCCATGTATTTTGGTCATTTCTTCTTCTAACTCAAAATTTATTGGTCGTGTAGCCGCTAGAAATTCTTCTTCAGTACGAGGAGGCGGCAGTTTAAACCCCGGTGCTAACAAATCCAATACTTGTTGTGCCTCTTCTCTAGTCATTTTTCGATCTTCTCTATCCATTACCAGCCACTCCTCTCAGCCATTTCAGCACACTCTTTACTACACCAGCGTCTGTTATCTGTAACAGGAGAATCACATTCCCAACACTGCCCAGACTCATTAGAAAAGATGTCTAATTTAGCACCTTTTGCCAGCTCTATTTGTTTCTCCAGTATTAACTGGGCTTGTTCATTTGCTTTATCAATAACGTCACCCATAGTTCTCCCTCGCTTTAAATGGGTTTTTCTTTTTACGGTTTTTGTTACTTGTTTTGTTAGCCATAGTTCTAGCAGTGCGCCAATACAGTTAAGTTAAGTACTATAGAAGCAATAAGAGCTGCGGTTAATACTACTCCTATCATGCGATACTTGTTGGCTCTTTTAGTAAGCTCATCACAGTTATAAAATCTCATCTTCTTTACCTTGTTCAAGTTTTGAAATGTCGGCTAGTATAGCATAGTACCCACAATAAGATAGGCAAGCTTCATAAGACCCATCCCCTGTCTCTGACCAAACACTACATTGATCTAGTACTTTATCGGCTTTTTCTTTAAGCTCTTCAATTTTCATAACTCACCCCTGTTGAGCCAAAACCTTTATCATTACGAGTTGTTTCGTCTAGATCTTCTACTACTTCAAATACTACAGCAGGTACGGGTACGATCATTAGCTGTGCGATGCGATCTCCAGGATTGATGTACAATACGTCTTCACCATAATTACATAGTAAGACCTTTATCTCACCCCGGTATCCTGCATCAATAACTCCTGCTCCAACCTCTATACTATTCTTTACAGCAAGTCCGCTACGAGACTTAATAATACCGCAGTAACCTTCAGGTATTGCCATACGTACACCTGTGCTAATTAACTTCCTGCTGTAACCATACACGAGGTTTTCCTCACTAGCCTCAATATCAAAAGCTGCGTCAGATGGATGGGCTTTGTTTAATCTCTTTGTTGTTTTAATTATCATTACGCTTTCTCCATATCAATAGGTGCATTTATCTCTTTCATATAATCTAACACCGCTTGTGCTAAAACACTTTTGTTATCTTGTCTCATACATAGCACTAGGCGTTTTATATTATCTTGTTGTACATCAAATTCAAGCTGCTCTAAAAAGGCTTTAAATACTCCAAAGTTCTCTTGCTCATGGTTAAAGTCAATAACCCATCTATCATGTTCGGTGCGATAGTTTAGTATTATTTGGTTACTCATCACTCACCCCTGTTCTCTTTGTTTCGTTCCTCATAGTACTCATCTATAAAGTATTTAAAGGTGTCAGCAAACTTTAAGTCTACAGTTTTAACATAGGCGTGTATCCCATCTGCATATAACGCCCACTCTTCGTTGTACCACTCCTCCATATCAGTAGGTAATGACTTGATATAGGATTTTAAATCTTCTAAATCTATTGTTATCTTACTCATCTCTTTTCTCCTCATCTGTTGCTAAACCTACAGGGCTGCCCATCATATGATCTGCAAATCCTTGCATGGCGGTATTAAATGTTTCAGCATCTACCGATGCTCTTAGTTCTTCAATAGCTTTCATAAAATATTTTATTGTTTCATCTCTAGTCATTGCCATTTTTCTTCTTCCTTTCTTCTAACATTGCGTCGGCATAGGCATATGCTGACTTACTTAGAGCATGTTTATTTTTCTGCTCTCTTTTTGGGTATAATAAATCTTCAGGATCGCACCCCATATATTGAATAAACCCCTGCATCACAGCTGTTGCTATCTTGTCTCTTAGTTCAGTCATCTTTTTTTCTTCCCCTCTGCTAGCATTCTCTCTTCTAACATTGCGTCTGCTATTTGGTAAGCCGCCTTTGGTAATGAATCTATTCCCAGCTTATGTGCTATTAACCCCTGCATAGCCATGCCAGCAAAGTGGTCACGTAGTGATATTCCTTCTCGTATGTCTTCTCGCAATTCTTCTCGTAGCTTACTATTTTCTTCTGCTAATTTAAGTATATGCTTATCACGTACAAGTATTTTTTCTTTAGCCCACTTTAATTCCAAGTCCATAGGTATTGTTAATCTTTCATGTTCAACGCTCATCTCATCCTCCAATACATGCTGTGCATGGCTTTAGTAGCCCTTAGGCTATGTGGGATATACTCAAATTTATAGTTATTACATTCTCTTTTAGCATCTAAAAACCATGCTACACGACACCATTTATTTTTAATTTTCATTCCCCACCTCCAATATCGTGTGCTTTTTCAATAGCTTTGTTAGCTCCCCTATACGCCATGAGCAAATACATATAGCTACCGTTAACAACCCTATAGAAACTATCATTCCCCACCTCCAATGCCGTGATACTTTTCAGCATCTCTAAAACCCAAATAATATCCTGCAATGCCCTCGTCTGTTATATTAGCCTCAGCAAGTACATCGAGTTTATCTTCGCTTAAAGGCTCACGTTTTGGCGGTGCTGTGTATAGCGGTATTACTTCAAATATTTCCCTGTGGTACAAAAAGGGTGTTAAATCAGATACTTGTGTTCTATAACCTGTTTCTTTATTAACTATTATCCAAGCCACAGGCTCTTGCTTAACCTGTTTCGCCAAATCATCTACCGTAACATCTGATATTGGCGATTCTATTGCAGCCTTCATTCGTTCTAAATCAAAGTTAAATTCAGGCTCTTGCTCAGGTTGGGCGAGGAGTTGTTGAATTTCTTTAATAAAATGTAGAGGTATCCTAGACTCACTATAGCTTGATATCCTTCTTAACAACTCTCTTTCTTTACTCATCACATCCCCCCAAATTCAATAAAAAAATTACACACTTCGTCATCATCTATTTCTTTCTTAACGTCCATGTGCCAGATGTAATTCTGTGTGTCTATCTCAATGGTCAGGTATCTCTGGCATACGTTCTTTTGGTTGCAGTCTGTACCCATACACCGTGCATTGCTAGTTGGTAGTGGGTATTTCATTGTGTTTAACTTCATTTCTCCCCCTCTATCTCAATGTAGTCCCCAATACGAGGAGCATCCTCACCCGTTGCTTTTTTATAATAGTCTTGCATTGCCATACCTTCCCATCCATCGTGCCATCCAGAAGGCACGGCCTTATATTCTTGTTTTACTGCTGATAATGTACTTACCGCTGCGCCTGTTGTTTTTGCTATGCTTGCTAGGCTATAGCCCTTACTATATAAAACTTGCAACATTAGTGCGTAGTCAACGTCTCTACCCATAATCCCCTCAATCTTGTTCTTTCGTCCTCACAATGAGATATGACTGCTTTATTATTTTTCATGAAGTTCACAATGTGAACCGCAGCCCCTGTGAGTTTGATTAGTTTTCTTTTTGTTGAATAGAAGGCGACTACCTCCCGTATGAATGGCATCCATTCCTCAATCTCTATTCGGCAGTATAAGTTACTACCATCGCACATAGCCATCTTTGGCTTAGGCATCTTATAAGACTCGGTCTTACTTATCTTTTGTGCTACATTTTCTCTTACACCTATTAGTCTAGCAACGGACTTCAAGGTCATCATTGGGCTACTTTCTTCTTCCTGGAGTTGTTTTTCTTTATTCTTGTAGTACCAGGCTAACTTTTCTGATCTATGTTTTTCTTCGTTAGCTTCAAATTTAGCTACACGTTTAAGGCGTAGTGCTTCTTTATTTTTTTCTCTATACTCTTTATTTCTCAGAGCTTTCTTTATCTGTTCTTCTGTTGTCATAAGTCCTCCATTAGTTAATTGAATGCTGACCTATTGATTATGGTACTTACATTAGCCCTTACCTTTTACCTATCCTCTATACTCAAGATGATTAGCAGTTAATATAGAGGTGGCATCAATAGTACTTCAAGCCGTCAGCGTAGCCTTTAACATCCTTGTTGCGATATTTCCTTGGAGAGTAGGGCACTGCGTAATATTATTTGTGTCGGCTAAATGCTGCGATGGCAGCGACTCGCCCATGATTTAAATCTTTCTTCAGTATGTCTTCGTTAGTTAGTAGAGCTTCGTTCACATTAGTTATTGCTCGGAAGGCTTTATTAATTTCAGAAGATAAAGACTTTTTTAACTTCTCTACCGCAACATCTGATTGTCTGTTGGGTAGCACTATAAGGTAACCTTTGCCCCTCACATTAGTAAGGTACATCTTATGATCTTCTAAAAGACTTTTCTTTACACCTTCCAGCATACCTAGGAACTCAAAAGCATAAGCTTCAAATTGTTTTTTAGACCCATAAGTAGGCAATTTAAGTTTAAAGTTGTCCGCTAACCATTCGTTTGTTACAACATCGCCATAGTCAAACATGAGTGCAATGTCATTAGCTACTTTTAAATGAGGTTTATCTACTTCTTCTATGTATGTATTGTTGTCAGTTATCATGCTAATATCTCCGCTGTGAATCTACCAAATGTACCACCTTTTTCAGGTCTAAATCCACCGATACCTACGAACATCCCTGCATTATCTATAGACTGTTTCAACTGGTTAACATCTAATACATTCTCATCATATAATAAACTGAAGGTAGTGTTCCAGGAAACAAACTTAGGACGGTAACATATAACTCTTGCTTGTGATACCACTACGCTACGTCTATCTAAATAGCGTTGCTCCCATAACTGTTCTATAGTTAACTTCTTACCGTATTCTAAAGGAGATAGCTCGTTCTCCATCATTGTTCCACGTTTAATCTGCATACCTAATTTGTTTAGCTTGCCACCATTAACAATCGCAGCTCTTATGTTTTGTGTAGGTAACACAACATTTAATTTATCATCCCAGTACAACAAACCACGCCATTGTGATTTAGCTATAGCATAGTGATCGTCTTCTGTTTTCTTACGTTTAGATGTAAGTTCTTTGTGGGCAATCGTTGCTTCGTCTAAAGGATCTGCAAGTCTGTCTGCTGATAATAAGATTGGTGATGTGCCTGTTAATTTAACTGTAATCTTTTTCATTTTATTTCTCTGTTATGGTTAATGTTATCCCCTTATGGGGCTTTGCTTTGCTCCGCTGTGCTTTGCTGTACTGCGCTTAGCTCAACTGCGCTCTGTGGTACGAATACCGCATTAATAACTACATGAATTACTAATACGCTACTTTGTAGCCTGTGCTGCGCTTTGCTAGACTAAGCTGTGCTTCGCTATGCTTTACTACGCTCCGCTCGGCTTCGCTGCGTGGTACGAATACCGCATTAATAACTACTGGAATTACTAATACGCTACTTTGTAGCCTTTGCTTTGCTAAGCTTAGCTAGGCTTCGCTTTGCTCTGCTGCGCTTCACTCTGTGGTACGAATACCGCACTAATAACTCTTAGAACTACTAGTACGCTACTTTGTAGCCTGTGCTTTGCTCGGCAGTGCTTCGCTTGGCTCCGCTTGGCTTTGCTGTGGTGCGCTGCGCTAGGCTTTGTGGTACGAATACCGCACTAATAACTCTTAGAACTATTAGTACGCTACTTTGTAGCCTTTGGTTTGCTCTACTGTGCTGAGCTTGGCTTCGCTAAGCTGCGCTTTGCTTAGCTTTGTGGTACGAATACCGCATTAATAACTACATGAATTACTAATACGCTACTTTGTAGCCTTTGCTGCGCTTTGCTACGCTCAGCTGGGCTGGGCTATGCTCGGCTTCTCTCTGCTATGTGGTACGAATACCGCACTAATAACTACATGAATTACTAATACGCTACTTTGTAGCCTGTGCTGTGCTGTGCTGCACTTCGTTGCACTTTGCTACGCTTAGCTATGCTTCGCTTTGCTTCGCTTTGTTTTTGTTATAATCCACACTCCTTCCAAAGTTTCTCCGCCAGTAAGTGGCGGATGGGGTTATTAGTTTTTACCGCATGGCGGTATTGTCTTCCGAGTTGTAAGCAATGTTTACTTATCGGAGCTTTAGCCGTAAACTTATCTCTTGCCATCGTATCGATGGGGGTTAACAGCAGTATTAATATCAGTTGGGATAGTCCCAACGTGCTTAACAGATTAGTCGTTAATGATTTCATTGTCAAGCTTTTTTGTTAAGTCAAAGAATGCACAGCGGTGTGCTGATTTTCCAACTTGCTTCTGACACATCTGCACAAAGCGAACATCTCTTTTATAGTCTTTGATGTCCTCATTCTCATAAGCCCCTGATTTTAATACACTTACCAATACATACAAGTGCTTGTATACTGTCTTCCCGTCCAGGGTTGTCCCCTGTTCGTATCTTGCGATCCACTCTTCCCTAGGCAGTATCGGTCTGAATTCCTTTTCGTATAACGTCGTCACCCCTTTTTCATCTGTTCTAAACTCCCTTATGTTTTTAAATATTGCATCTGTATCTCGTGCTATGAGTTCATCAAGCCCTTTGCTGTATATCTTATGTTTGGGCAATATGATCTCTTTCTTAATAGTCTTTATCGGACTTGGATCAGGCATTATCCGTTTCCGTCTGCCCTGACTTAGCATTGAGTAACTGTCCTCATAGAACTTCTTAGCCTCTTTTATCGCTTCATATAAGTCGTCCCACAGAGCTAGGTGTTCATATGCTTTTTGCCACTCCATTAGTCGTGTGTTTAAACTCTTTAACCTTGGTGCTACTTCTTTGGCTTTAGCGGTCAATTTGGCTGTGTTTGCGACCTGTAGCGGTCTCCCTTTTCTTTTGCGTATGCGTGATGTTGTGTCACCTTGCTCACCGTACGATAGGTCAAATGCTAGGCAATAGATGGGTTTCGCTTTATATCCAGTCCCTGCTGATATACGTTTCAAGAGCGTTCCACAGTATGCGGACGACTTCCGCCATATGACTGCTTCCTCTACCAAATGCTCCTGCGTTATAAAACGTGAGTCGATATACAGCATATCTTTTTCAATCTCATACCTTATATATACGCTCATTGGAATAACCCCATGTTCTAGTGGTTCTCCTTTCTTTTTTTCGTGTACTACGAACGTATAGTGTGGGAAGGCTGTCATTAATTCTTGTGGTGTCATCTTAACCCCCTACGTGTGATGTCTTTTTCATGCAGGGGTCTCTAGGCACACTCTCAACCCATTCCGCTCCGTCATAAGCAGCAGGAAAGTACACATAATTAGTTGTCCATGCTGTAAATGGTTTGCCTTTTGGTAGTCCGTAACTCTCCCCATCAAACTCTTGTAACATCTCCACTTCCGTTAAGGTTGTTGCAAGTGAAGCTATGTCCTCGCCTAATGATCGCACTTCGTCTTCTATTTCTTTTTTCCAGTTCATTTCATATACTCCTCAGCTTCTTGAAAGCTCTTTCGGTTGGTCGGTAGCTCTAGCACTTCGTATATCTTGGACTCCATTTTGCCTTTGCTTTGGGCTGTGTCATCTACGATAAACATACCTGAGCGTGTCTTGTGTATAGTAACCTTAGAGGTGTCGCTTTGTTGTCCTGTTACATAGCCTAAGCCGAATGTAAAAAGAGCTGTGATTGTAATTGTTGCCAGTATATTTTTTGTGTCCATTAGAATGCTCCTAAAATTGGGATTAAGTCATTACACGTTGCTTCTGTTATTTCTTTGTAGTTATCTATGTAAGTTAAGCATCCGTTAGGTTGTTCATATGTTCCCTCTATCTCTTCACTTACTGGATCGTCCTCGCTATACCATGTTGAACATAGTTCTTTAAGTTTATCTTCAATCGTTTCATCTGTTGCCCGCACAAGCACGCTAGTTCTGAACTCCATGTCGTAGTAACTATCTATGATGTTAGCTATGTAGTATCGGTTTGTATCGCTCATTGTATTACCTCCATCCACGCACCTTTTTTATGCCATGTAGCAATGTGCCTGTCGTGTGAATAATATAAAGATAAGTTAATATCTTCCTCTTTTCTCAAGTCCCTTTTTACATTCTTATAATGTCTACATACTACCTCCTCGAATTTAGCTCTTGAGAATTTCGTGTATTTCCATTTAGTTAGTGCCATTGTCTTTCTCCAGTTTTATTATGGTTTTCTTAATTTTAACCTCGCCCTTGGCGAGGAGTTCTCTGTATGCTTCCATAGCTTTGGTGGTTTGCTGGACTGTATATCCTCCACCTGCGACATCGAGTAATACTCTGTGTGCGTTATTTTTTGTCGTTGTTAAGATCATCGTAGTCCCCTAAATTAAATCTTTTAGTTCAGCCACAGGCACGATCCTGTAATCATTACGATCATAATCCATGCCTTGCTCTTCCATCTCTTCAATCAAGTCGTCAATCTCTTCTTGTGCTTCCTCTGGGCTTTCAAAGTATGATGTATCTTCACCATCGTGCCACACGTTTTCCCAGTTATCGCCAAATCTTGTTTGTACTTCAAATTTCATTGCCATACCCTCCAAGTAGTTCGTTGATCGCGTTGATCTTGCGAGCTATGTCCATCAACTCTTCTTTACACTCAGCTTCGTGAATGTATAGCACCTCCATAATCCTGCTAAATGTTGGCTCATTTCAAATACCTCTTTCTAAAGTCGTTTAAAATATACATGTAGTCCGCCAGATCACTCTCTATATTGTCGTAGCTAGTGTAAAATCCGATAAATACATTCCTGTCCCTTTCTAAGTCGTCTATCCAGTCGAATGTAATACCAATCTCGCCATCGTCAGGCAGTTCGAGACTATCATTTTCTACATACTCCCATGCAGGTGTACAATACACCGTCCTGTTTGTTTCTACTTCCCAGCATACAGCTCCTGTATGCGTATCAACACTAAAGTCTTCGTCATGATCTGCGATCCCCTTGAGCAATAGGTTCAGGTAATCTCTTTTATCTTTTGGTGTCATTGTGGCTCTCCAATTAGGTTGTATACGTTCGGTTTGCGTTTAATAATAATCTCGGTCTTCGTTCATCTCTTCGTGTTGCTCCAGCAGTTGCTTTTCTATCTCTCCCAAGGTTTCCTCGTTTAAAACCAAGATAAGATCAACTCCGCTGTGTATAACAGCATAAATCTCTACTAGACCACGGTGTCCGTGGGTTAAAGCCTTCATGTAGTCTGGTGCTTCGTACGTGAAGATGACATCCATGTCTACCCCTGCCACCACGCAATCTGTTTCTATAGCGTCACTCGGTATTTTAAATTCGCTCATGTTTTTATCCTTGAGCTGGTGTTACCCAGCTCTGTTGAAATTAAGTTTTAATCTTCCCAATCTTTTAAAACTGCTTGTAGTTTTGGGTCTTTTACAGCAATATTGTCCTGAGTTTGACGCCATTCCATAGGGAATGTTTTTTCTAAATAATAGTCAAGCCATATATTAACGCTCCTCCTTTCATGGTGAGCTTTGTCTTTTAATATAGCGTAAGCCTTGCGAGATATAGCTACTGATATAGTTTTTTTAGTCATAAGTTATATATAATGTGTGTTAAGGAGTTGGTAATATATCAGA